GAAAAAGGTAAATTAAAAAACTGATCTCGTATGTTTCCACCTGGTGCATCTACATCTCTAAACTCTCCAGGTTGTATTGGTTGGTCGTCATCTCTAACTCTGATACCTCTAGACTTAAATCCTGCTGGTAAATTCTTTAAAGTTCCTGCATCAATCAATTGTCTTAGAGCAACAGTAGCAGCTCTTGATAGACCGCCTATTGTGTGTATCAAACCAAAACCATAAAAACCTAACCCTGGTAAAAATTTGTAATGAACAAAGTATTCTATTCTTGTGTAATTAGGATCATCAACTCTGTAGTTTCTATAGATAGATAAAACTTCTCCTGAACTTTCATCTATAGTTACAATGTATGGAATCTTAATTGCTTTTTTAGTTCTATTGTCAAAATTTTCATAATCATCTAAATTTAAATCAACATGCATTTCTAACATAGTGTGTATATAATCTGTGAATCCAGGTTTCACTCCATCAAGATCATCAATTTTTTGCTCAAGGTCTGATGTTTCTGATCTAGGTTGAGGAAGATCTACATCTCTGTAAAATCCTGCTGCCATTTTTTTATTTACATCATTCTCACTCATCTTTAAGACATGAGTAATTCTTCCTGCATCTTTTAAATCTGATGCATAGTATGGAACAACTAAATCTTCTGCTGGTACAAATTTTGAAACAGGTCTTTGTAAAAATTCATCATAATAAACTTTTTTAAATGTAGATCCTGATAGTGGTAAATAATATAACATTTGATCCATATCAGTTGTGTAGTCTTCCATCTTCTCCATAAGTAGATAGTTCATGTATTCTTTGACTCGATCAGCTTGTTGTTCGGTGTTCGGTGTACGGATACCTAGAACTTGTGTTCTAACTGGACCATCACTTGGTAATAATTCTTTGTATGCTGAGGCTTGGAAAGTCGTAGCACTTTCACTTAACAACGGATGGGTGACACCTGAAGCTCCTTTAAATGGTCTAGTCTGTTCATTGTATTTAACACCAAGAAGATCTAAACCTTTAGTATAACCTTCCTCCCATTCTTTTCTAGATTCTTTGTCTTTTTTGTATTCAGAAATTAACTCCATGCCTAATCGTTTAAGAGTTCTTTCGTCCATGTCTTCAGCTAAGTTTGCATTAAAGTCATCATTAACTGTTTCTTCTACAGTCTCTTCTCCTTCAATTTGAACTTCTGGTGGAAGACCTTCAGGTTGTTCCTGGATCTCTTCAACTTTAGTTTCTTCTTCGATATTTTCGGTAATTCCCTTTTCTACAGCCATAGTTTAATTTATCATAAGGTTTTAAATATATCCACTACTAAGCCACCCTCAGACTTATAAAGCTTCTGTGTGTACGCCATATTAGGTTTAACTTCAATAGCAAAAGCATCAAAATACAACCTCGGATCATTTTCAGGTATAAGTTTATATCCTTTCATCGGAGCATTAGACGCTGTTTCATGGTATTCACTTATAATTTTTTTACCACCTTTTGCTTCAGGATAAGTAAAATTATCTTTCATAACTTCTTTATATGGTTTCTTGGGATCAGATAAGGATAGTTTTACAGTGCCTGCTTTTGAATCATTGAACTTCGCAGCTTTCTTCATTAGTTGAGGCATCACAGCTTGGCCTTTTTTATCAATACCTTTACCGTTTGCATAACCATAGAATCTTTCATTGCCCGCTTTATAACCTTGTCTGAAGTGTAGTTTATTGAATGGCATAACAGCAACATAATCAAACTTTTCTTTAGCTGCTTTGTTCATTAAAAATTTAAGTGCATAATCTCCATAAGCATCAGCATCTAATAAAGGGAAATAATCAAATTTGTTTGTTGTGCCATAATCGGTTCCTCGTTTAAATGTATTGTTTATTTGTTTATTTACACTTCTTAAATCATCAGAAATTGCTCTTGATTTATTAAATTGATTTTTAGCTATGGCATCATCCATATCTTTTAATAGTTTTGTTCTTGAATTGACAAGTAGATCTAATTCAATGTCCTTTTGAAAAGGATTAATTCTTCTCTCACCTTTAAATGCTTCTTTAGCTGTAAGTTGTTTGGCAATACTTTGATTAGCATCAGATTGTATTTCATGAATGACCATAGCTTTTTTTCCATCAGGAGTTATTCTTGTGTCGTATCTCACATGAAATAAATTATTTTTAAGATCACCGTAATGACCCATGTTTGCCATAGATTTTGAATTACCTATTATAGGTTCATCAAGAACGAACACCGTTTCTCTGTAATTGTTACCGCCTTGAAAGGTATAGCTAGTTTCGTTTTGGTATTTAACAGGTCTTACATTACCACCACCTTTAGATATTCTAACAAGTTCATCAAGTCCACCCATTATGCCATTGATCTGAACCTTTTGATTTTGATTAAATGCCTCTTGTCCTCTTAAAGCAGCTAGATCACTTCTAACAGCAGTGTAATTTCTTTTAATACTGTTTTGGTCTCCGCTCTGTATTGCCCTTTTTAAACCTTCTAAATTTCTTTTAATAGTAGGAAAAATTCTTGCAGCGACTGGACTTGTTTTTGAAAGATCATCTATTTGACTTGTCACACCTTTTAAAATGGTATCTACTTTTGGTGAAGTAAATACACCACCAAACTCAACTGGTTTCAATCTGTTAACAGGATTCATCTTAATCATGTTACCAATATCTTGTGCAGATAATTTTAAACCAAATCGTTTAGCTGCACCTATGAGTCCACCAGTAATGTTTCCGAAGTCATCAAAGGTTGCAAGGTTAGTATCAAAAAGTTCTTCCTTATTTATGGTAGCTTCTTTACCAGCAAACCTAGATCCTTTATCGTAAGTAAATCTTTTGGGTCCTCTCTCTATTCGTGTAGAAGGTTTACCAAATACTTTGAAATTTACTTTTCTTGTAGAAGTTAAATGATCAATCCATTCATCGGCAGAGTATTTGCCTGGTCCTTTTCTCATAACCCAATCATAAGTAGATGAACCAAAAGCAGGTTGTCTTGTTTCACCCATTAATAGATCATCAGTAATTTTACGATCCACTTTGACAGGAAGCTGTGCGTCTTGTTTTGCTAATTGTTTTGCTGTTTGAGTTTTAGCTTCAGGTGTGTAAGTAATTAATTTTTGAGACTCTCCTGATACAGGGTCAGTCTTTTTTCTTTTGAGAAGTGAAGATATTCCCCGTTTGAAAAGTTCCTTGAGGGCCATTAACCCTCCTAGTACATTTTAGTAGGTTTGTTTCTACCAAGTTTGCATTTTACTTTTATAGACTTACCTGTTTTATAACCAACTGGGTTTGGTCTCATCATCATGCCACCACCCATTTTTTTAGCAGGTCTTTTTGTAAAAGGTTTTTTACCAGTTCTTTTCTCGTAAATTTTTTCTAATGCTGCTTTACCAAGTAACGCTGCACCTGCAACACCAGCTGCGATCTTACCTACTCTAGTTGCTTTAGCTGCTCTTTTAAGTCCTTCTACTGTTGTGCCTGCAAGCTTTGCTCTTCTTTCTAAAAATTTAGATCCTAAGTTTTTCATTCTTACATCTTTCAAACCTTTTAAATATTTTTTGTATTTAGTAGCATCACCCATACCACCTTTATCTTTTCCTAAAATTTTTCTAATTGCTTCTGCTTTAAGTAAACCAGCTCCAATACCACCCATTGCAACAGGTGCCATTTTTTTATTCTTCATTTTCTTTCTGGCGCTTAAACCTGCAGCTAATATTCCTAGTGCTGCTTTTGTAACTTTACCTGGTTTCATTTTTTCGTCTTGTAAACCTTGTCCTCTGCCTTTAGCTTTTTCAGCTTTCAAAATTTTAAAATCTTGGGCATCTATTCTGCCGTTTTTGTTTTTGTCTAATTTAGCTTGGCCACCTGTTAGCATACCTCTACCAAGAGATCTACCAAGATTTTTTAATCTCTCTCTTTGACCAATAGTCATTGTTGGTCTCTCTTCTATTGTTCCCATTCTAGTTGGTTTAGAAGGTCCTCTTCTACCAGATTTTTTTCTTTTACGGTTTATAATTGGTCTTACTTCTATTGGCATTATTTAACTCCTGTAAAATTTCCACCTCTGATAGCAGCACCCATGCCTCTGCAATAACCACCAGTCATCATACCTTCAACTTTTTCAACTTTGTTTGCGGGCTGTGCGCCTATTGGTTTCAGTTTAGCTTTTTTCTTAGCTTTACCAATTTTTTCCATTTTATCTTGATCATCAACCATAATATCTATAATCCTTTTCTATCTTAAAATTAGGTTCGTCCATTGCATCAGAATAAGTTGTAACAAATCCACCTTCCCTGAATCTTATCACTGCTTGGGTCATAGAGTCAACATAGTCATCGAATTGTCCATGAGGAAAAGCAGCTACTTCTTCAATAACATCTTGGGCAAATTTCTCATCTGTAGGGGCAAATACCATACCTGACTCAAATACAGGTGCAACAGAGTTAATTCTAGTGTGTTTATCTCTACCTCTTGCAGGCACATAATCTATAACAGGTATACCTGATCTTCTAAGTTCGTGAATCAAAGGTTGTCCAGAAGCTTTAGCTTCAATAATAGTTGTTTCAGGTTGCCAGTATTGATATTGCTCTAGGGCTAAATTCTTAAGATCTGGAAAGTCGAACCTTCCTTTAATAGCATCTAATAAAATAATACAATCCTCATAACCTTCTGCAGGTTGAAATATTCCCCATGTTGTAATCGCAGAATAATCTGCAGTTTCTTTTTTAGAATATGCAGTATCATAACTTTGTATAACATGTTTGAGTGTCGGTATCCGTTCTTCGTTCCACGGTTGCCACCAATCTCTTTTGATGATTGCACCTTCCTCAGATGTTGGGTCCTGCATGTATTGTGCATTCCAGTTTTTCGTTGTCACTGATGCTTTAACTTTTTCTAATTCATCGAGTGGCCAGTATTCAGGCCATACAGGATTACCTGAGGGAAGTATTGCTGGAAAATTAATAACGCGCCACGAATCTGATTTAGGTTCAGATTGTGATTTAATGAGTCTTCCTGTTAAATCATCAGTTGCCCATCTTGTCATAACAACTACGATTGAGCCTCCTGGTTGAAGACGCTGTCTAGGACCTGATGAATACCATTCGTAAGCTCTTTCCATAGCAGAGTCAGACATTGAGTCTTGTTCTGTATGTGGGTCATCGATAATAAGTAAGTCCGCCCCTCGTCCTGTGATTGAACCGCCTACCCCCGCTGCAAAATATTCTCCACCATGATTGGTCTCCCAACGGCCTTTAGCCTTACTATCTTCTCTAAGACTAACATCTCCGAAGATACTTTTGTAGTCTTCGGTCTCCATTAAGTTTCTAACTTTGCTACCGAACCGCGAAGCCAATTCAGCATTGTGTGATACTTGCATTAGTTTCATCTTAGGATTCTTACCTA